CGTAGTCTATCCAATTTTGAGCAAATATTTCATCGAACAAAATTGAAAAAGACCAATGGTCCAAACCGTCTAAACTATTATGATTATCTAAATAATTTTCTATTTCTATTTGTATTTGGGTTGGAATACCAAATTTTCTGGCCATAAGATCTCTTGTGTTTATTGGGATGTCTTTCTTGACAATTGGTGATTTCATTGCTTCTTGCAATTGTTCCCTATCCCACATGGAGATCGATCTGTCTTTGTTTAAATAACGTCTCATATCAATATGTTTTGTTTGTCTTAATGCACAGTGTGCTAAGCTCTGTATTATTGGACACCCTGCGTATTGATGGGCAAAAGACAAACCTTTTGCGCGCAGTAGTTCCAGTAGCCTAGCAGGTCGTGCTCCGACGTAGTCTTGCTTAGACCAGCCGAATGTCAAAAGCACTTCTCTTGGATCGGTGATGTTTATTTTATCCTCGGGATCAAAAATGAGTCCGCAAAAACTTGCTTCATTAGCCTTCTCATGATTTTCGATTTTTATATTAAAACCAATTTCCCTAAATTCTTGTTCTGTGGGAGCTCTAGGATGACAAGCAAATAACCCATCGTCTCCTTCAACAACACCATTTGTAACTATTCCGAGTCTGTGACAATTAAATTTGAATGCGTATAAATTAGTGAGTCCGTTGAACAACGACGTAAACATTTCACCAGACATTCTGGTGGACAACACTTTCAACACATAATGTTTAAATTGGCAATGATTTACAGTGCCCGTCGCTTTTTTGATCATATCTATAATAACACGACCCTCATCTAAATTTTCCAACATGTATTCAATAAATGTAAATTCTACAATGTCCTGCAATGTTCTGGTGAAGTGAGCTTCAAATGTCACGTAATCAGTTGCAGCAAATTTCACCCCAACCTCACCAAGCATAGCTTGGATATAGGCTGGGCGCTGATCAACTGGAACATGTTTTATGAAGTTAGCTAATTTGTATACTTCGTTTTCCATTAATTTTGCATACGGCCCAAAATCGACTTTAATTTCATCCACTCGTGAGTAGATTCCTCGTGCTAGCGCGTATTTCATGTAGAATTCGTCTTTAATGAAACATTTAACTTTTCCATTTATATCTTTGTAAAATCCATGACACCGCTCCCATATTTCAATCAACTCCTTCTTTCTCCAATCGGGATAGTTCGCATTTAACACCCATGTTAAAAAGCTTCTGTCCATATCAGTGGACAATGGAGTAAAGGTTTTCTTAAATTCCTGTAAACAATAAGCTCTGAATTCATCTTTTAAGTGGGGGAGGATTGTCGGTACTTCGGCGCATAGTCTGTTTAACACACCTGTAATTGAAGTTGCGGGATCTAATGTATCTACATGCATTGCAACATAACCCTTGACATGAAGACCCAAACTTTGTGAAACTGGGGGTCTCAATTGAATATCAGGAGCAGAGTTGACTATAATGCGTATTTTATCTTTCAATGGTCTAAGCGGAGGGCAACGTTCTCTGCTTCTATACCCATATAGATACATCGTTTTCAATTTAGGGGTTAATAAAAATTCGTAGGACCCTGTTCTTGGTCCTGGTGGTGCCTCTTGGCATATGCCACCCATACAGTATTATTAAATAAATTTTGCTCCAAGTTCTTGAATCTGTCATAATTGATAGTGGAAGTGTGAGAAGCCAAAAATGAACTCTTAGACCTAAAC